GGGGGGTGGACGGAAAATTTCTCTCGGGATGATTATAAGCGAGGTTACGCCCGTCTTTCAACTCGATGGCGCGAAAGAAGAAACGATCCTATCGCCGGAAGTCCTTTTCACTCATCAACGGACTTGAGGCTCTAGTCTATGCCTCGATCCTCACAGAAGGCACGGCCGGATCCAGCGTTTGGGAGTTTATCACCGGGGATGCGGACCTTAAGGGCGGCTCGCCTATCTTCACCTCATACAAATTGCAGTATTCTGAGAACGGCGGCGGCGGCAACGGCACCGAATTATCGGGCGCGGGATCCATCTCGATCTCCGACATAGCAACGAACCCATCGACAGCTCTCGCGGTAATGGCGGCTAACTTTCAAGCGAACCTTCTCCCGATGAGCCTTGCTGCGTTCACCACTTCGATCGGCTTCCGCATCGGAAAGCGTCTTTTGAGAATGCCATTATCTTCAGTAAATCGCAACATAATTACACCCGCGCTCGGAAAAGGCATCAGACTTTGAAGGTGATTGAATGGCGAATGTGAATTGCTACGGTTCAACGGTTTCTTCACGCGGGGCGATCGTCCCTTTGCTCAATACGGCAACCACCGAGGCCACTCAAGACGAGATCCGGACGGATTCTTCATTTGTCGGATCGGTGCAGGTCTATGGCACGTTCGCTACGCAACAGCATGGAAATTACGTTTGCACTCGAGCTGGACTTCAAGCAGAAAACGACATCGTTTGGGGCTACGTTCAAAGTGCCGGTAAAATAAAACTCGCACTTCCCATGGGCGGCGGGGCAGGGACTTCCGGCGGGAACTGTGGACTTCCGGCCTCTCTCCCCTATCCGAAGGTGATTTCTTCCGGCGACTCGATCCAGGTTCTAGTTAATGCGGCGGCTACGCGAACGGCAGGGGTTTCAGTCGCTTGCACCAATGGGGAATACCATTGTTTTGAAAAGACGGTTTCGGGATCCGGAGAACAGGAGCTAGTTAGCGTCCTTGACGGGCAGGGATTGGGCTTGACGCTTCAGGGAAGGACGATCAGTCATATTTTCGCCGTGCCGGGTGCGAATGACGCTGAATTGACTTCACCCGTTTACGTCCTCGACGGTTCGGGCGTCCCTATCGGAACGTGCGCATTTACAGCGGCGGCGGGCGATTGTCCGGCGACCTTTGCCACTTGCCGGATCCCGGTCGCCCTGAACAGCCGTATGGTTTTCAGGACTGATGCTTAGTGACCATTTCAAAACGTGCGAAAGGCCGCTTTTCAGTCATGGCCGCGAGTGAGAAGGCGTCCGTTAAGAAGGCGGCAAAGCTCCTTTTTGACTGTGAATTGATGGGCGTTAAGCGCATGAGGGAGATCGTCAGATGGGCCGAGAAGCGGTGATCTGATGAATACCCGTGTTCAATGGCAGGGAACTATTCCCGCCGGATCCGACGCCGATAAGATGTATGCCCTCGGTGCTGTTCCCGAGGGGAAGCGATTCATCCTTAGTGGGATGTCCGGCTCGGGTGGTGACGCGGGAGAGCGATATGGGATCAACATTGTGCCCGCTTCTCAGGCGATTCAGGACGTTACGACAAGCACGGCGGCGGGTGTGATCTCGTGGCTCTATCCCATCAATGGAGCTGCGAGCGATGCTCAGCCGTTGATGACGGGCGGCTCTGTCGGCCTGTTCAATCCAATGGTCCCGGGGCCTTGCACCCTCTGTATCGCATCATATAACGCTACGGCGGCGGCTCTAGTGGTCAATATGGTCGGTATTCTTGAGGATTTGTGAGGCTTATGCCTCGATTGCCTGTCGATGGGGTCAAGGTTCAGGAGCTTAGGATCACCCTCGGCACGAAAGAGCGAGAACTCCTGGATCAGGCTACGTTCAGTTATTCCGCTAATAGGTGGATGACGCCGATCCTGGGCGCGCTAGGCGATCCGGTGTTCATGTTGACCTTCGGGCTAGCGATCGCCCTGATGATCGACCGTCTGCTTCCCGGGGTCAATTGGCGCGAACTCACGGCCGATATGACTCCCGAGCAACTTCATGATTGGCTCGAAACACAGAACATAGTCGGGGGGGGCATTGGGGCTATCTTAGGCGGCCTCCTGACGCTTCCCTTTGGTGCGCCGTGGTTCGGAGCTGCGGCGGGCTACGTGGCCGGGAACTTAGTGGTCGAGGGCGGCGAATGGGTCGTTGAAGAAACGGGCGAAGTCCTCGGATCCGCGGCGGCGGCAAATCCGACAGCCTTCACTTTCATTATGATTCAAATCATGAATACCATGACCGCGATCGGAAATATCAGTCAAGAGGGTGGTGGTTCTTATGGTGGTGGTTATGGCGGCGGCGGGACGTATTAATCCCTCTCCCCCCCCACACTTGAGCATCATCTTCGGTATAAATTGAACACTCGACTTATAACAGAGCCTCGAGCTTTGCGCTTTTTGGGTTTGGCGTTCCCCTCGATCTCTATATCCTCAAAGTCGATTTGGTCTTGATTGGTCAAGTCGGCGCGATGCTGGATCCATTCTTCCGGGCCGTCGAACTCGGATAAGAAGGGCCACGCTGAAAGAAGTCGATCCCGATCCTGATGAAACGAGTCGAACTCGATCATCCCTCGGAACTCGCGCCAATCTTCTAAGCGCGGGTTGCCGTTGGGCCAATGCTTCAAACAGAATCTAGTCGGGGCAGGGATGCAATGATCGCCGACTAAGGGATGCTCGAGCTTCTCGACGGGGCAATCAGGAGAGCGGCGGAGAGCGTCCCATCTAAGAAGGCACTCGCGCACGAACTTTGAGAAATTTGGGATCCGCCGTGCTATATTGGCAGTCTTCGGATCCAGGCTGATCGACTTGACGATCGAAGCCATTAGAATCCCCATCCTCCATGATACTCCTTGACGATCTCTTGACCGATGGCCGTAGCGAGCGCGGGCGGGACTATGGCCCGCTCTGCGGCCGTCTGTGGGCCTTGCGTCCCTGTCCTCGACCCTCTGGGGGCCGCGATATGATCGGGGTTGCCGTTCTTGCACATTTGGGGCTCGAAGCCCACAGGGAGAACCCCAAAGAGATCGGTCGGTTTCATTCGGTCGTGGCCGTATCGGCAATAAGCGACCGTGACCCGATCCAGGTCTTGAACAAAGGGTCGCTTCCTGAGCAAAGCTCGAGGGTTCTCCATCACCCAGAACTTAGGGTCGATCGACTTGATGAAATCAAGTCCGGCGATAACCGCCGCGTCTGAAGCCTTCGCTGCATCGGTGACGGCGACGCCGTCTTTGAAATGACCTTGCGGGAAGCTCATCACCGAATAGCAGATGCAATCAGGGGAGAACCATACAACGTCGATGTGCTTCCATCCATCCGAGTAAAGGTCTTCCCAATTACAGCATATATCGGGCTTCGTGAGAGGGTCGCGGTCGATCGTGGTCATCTCGATCCCCAGCTCCCGCCATGCGCGGGAAACCGTCGCGGATCCTGAGCCTAATTCTAAGCCCTGGATCCTGCCGTCTTTCATTGGAAACCCCTCGCTTCTGATGGAACTTCCAGGATCGTTATTCCGGACTCGCGGAGCTTGTGCCTTCGATAGACGATCAGCATTGAGGGAAAGGGGGCATTTGCTCGATCGGCGGCTTCTTCACCAACGAAGTTGAAACGCCCCTTGATTAGATAGACGATATAGGCGTGAGGCATTACGATCTCATGGAACCATTTCGTATCGGTTCGAGCTGGAACTAGAACATATATTGACTTGACTAAATCGCTCTTGATTTCTTCCGCGCACTTCTCGACCCAGGATCCTATCTCTGAACCATAGGGGGGATTGAGCCAAACGTGACCATGCCACGGCTTAGAAAGTCCGTCATCTTCTTCAGAATAGAAATGAGGAGCTTTGGTATTACGGATTGAAGCGGCGGGATCCAGGTTTGGCTTGAAACCCTTCTCGACGTCCAGCCAATCCATGAAAGCTCGAGGTGTGCCCCATTCGGTCATACGTTTGCCTCTAATTTCAAGGAGAGAGTCAATCCGACTCATGATTCTCTTCGGCCTCCATGCGGTCGAGTAATTGAAAGATAGCATGAGTGACCGTGGCGTATTCGCGATCCTCTTTGTGCATTCGATCCATTAGGTGTTCTCGATGGAGGTTCTGTAGTGCGGCTCTTGCTCGGGCAATCGTAGTCATCTTCTTATCTCCTGTGCAGGGCCGGGGAGCTGGATGCACGCGAGTGACTGATCATTCTCCCCGACTCCTACAACTCTCCGAGGGGTCGCCACTACTTAGTAATTATGGAAAACTGCTCTGTTTTCTATAATTATTATCACTTATACTACTACTATACCTATTTACTAACTACTACTACTACTACTACAAGCCAAAACGAAGGTTTTAGGGCCGGGTTGGGTTGGGGTTGGGCATGGATTGGGTGCTAGTCTGCGTAGGACTCGTTTCAATGAACCTAATCCTCTCTCTTTGGCTGTTTCGGATGTTGCACTTCGCGATCCAGGATATGATCAGCAATCTTGATGAGAATATTGGGGTCGCCGTCACGAATCTAGTCGAAAAATTTCAAGCCGGGGAGATCGGCGGAGAACCACCGAATGAAATCCGCGCCGCTATCGCGCAATTCATCACTCAGAAAATGAATCAAGCTCCTATCGCGGAAGTGATAAAGGATCGGGGGGTGGACGGAAAATTTCTCTCGGGATGATTATAAGCGAGGTTACGCCCGTCTTTCAACTCGATGGCGCGAAAGAAGAAACGATCCTATCGCCGGAAGTCCTTTTCACTCATCAACGGACTTGAGGCTCTAGTCTATGCCT